TTCAGCACTAGAGTCTCATTACGTTTATCTTGATTTAAGTGCAAGAAGTCCTTTTAGCGGTTCTACTGATTCTATGAAAAACTTTCAAACAAATAGAATAGCATTAAAATGTGAAAGTGTGGCTATTTCTACGGCTAAAAACATCATGTCTTTTCCTACTCCCGCAGTAGGTATTGCTACTGGTGAATCTGTTTCATTAGGTTTAGATTTAGGTATGGCTACTAAGACAATTTCTCTTTCTGGAATTGTTACTGAACAATATATTCGGAAACAATTTAATGCGGGAGATTTACCTAAAAGTGAAACAGACCCATTAGATTCTACTGTAACTTATACTGATTCTGATGGTAAACATACTACTGTTTTTATGACTGCTCAAGAGATTTGTCAATTAATTCATTCTTATGTTGATTCTTCGTTTATGCAATCACATCAAAATCTTAATAAATTAATTATTCTTATTCCTTCAAGAGTTGGTCCTAAATGGACTTATCATGATAAAGATGCCGCAGGTAATGTTTTAACAATAGGAGCAGGGACATCTGTAGAAAATGCCCCTTTGATTCCTTTTAATTATGCAGTAAGAGATAAAGGTGCATCTGATTTAGATGCACAAATGAGTTTACCTATTACAAAATTTCCAAAACCAATTGATACAAGTAAGAATATCACAGATGGAATTTCTGGATTTGTTCGTTCTTTCGATACAACATTAGTGGGTGGACAGCCTTTTGTTGAATTTAGTATGTCATTTGAAATAGCCTTTTCAAGTTTGTGATATTATGTCTAATTATAGGATTTATACAGGGAATAAGAAGGCGTTGGTTTTTCCTATAATGGGAGATGGCTATATTCATTTAGATTATAGTAAACATATTCCTAAAGGACCAGATGGTGTTACTCATGACCCTGCTACTCATGGAATAGAAGCACATGAAACTGATGATGATGATGATGCGAAATATGGTATTTGGGCAATCAAAAGTTCTTTTACAATGGAAGGTATAATCACTCCATATGATATTAATGGCTTTGGTTGGAGATTAGGTGCAGATTATAGTGGTAGTGGAACCCCAAGTATTGCTACTCAATATGATGCAGGTAATTTAGATTTACCATTTAAAAATAAATATTATTCTGCAACAGGTAATCTTAACACCGCTAATAGTTATCGTTCTGGTGCTTATTTTTCTCATGAGCCTATTGCTTATTTAGCAGTAGCAATAAATAGTTCTGTTACCACTATAACAGTGTCAAGTGTTGAAGATATAATAGGTGGAACTAATATAAGAATAGGTAATGAAGAAATGGAAGTTGTTAGTATTAATCATACTGGAGGAACGGGAAAAACCATTGTTGTTACTAGAGCGCAGAATGGAACTGCTGCTGCCGCTCATGTCGTTAATGATTTAATATATGGAGATAATCGTCTTAATCATAAAATGACTATATTTCATAATGAAACATGTCAATTCTATCTTAAAAATATAACAAGAACTAATATGAATCAACCTGCTGAATATAAAATTGGATGTGTATTAAAAGGTAAAGATTCTAATGGTAATATTAGAACTGTTACTGTTGAAAGTAATAGTCCAATTATAACAGCAGAAAATGAATATTATGGTAAACCTGTAGAACAACCTGATGGGGCAGACCATGTATTTGGAAAACCTATTTATTTAGAGATAGAAGATAGAGTTAGGTATCATAAGAAAATAGGACCAAGTAATGAACAAATCTATTTAGAAAAATATTATGCAGCCCCCGTACTTGTTTCTGCATCAGGTTCAAGAGCAATTTTTAGTAATCAAGCAGTAGATTCCGTTGATGGGAATTTTATTACTTTGCAAGGCACTACTTTTACTGGCACATTGCTGGCAGGGTCTTATATTAAAGTAATAGGTTCTGCTAAAAATGATGGTCATTATAAAGTAAAAACAAGGCACTCAACTACACAAATAGAAGTAGAACTTCCTTATGAGAATTCTGCTCCATTAATGACAAGTGTGTTTGAATTTGAATCAGTTGTATTTGCTACTCCTTCTGTGTTGGCTATTCATTTCGCAAGATATAATTCTCAATTAACTTTTGCAAATGGTGCTAGTTCATATTATATATATGATTCAATAAGTGCTGATACTGGTAATATAGATATGAACCCACATATTTGGATGGGTCAAAATCTCTATGGTCAAACTTCTACTGATAACATTTTTTCTGCGGATTTAGTGCATGGAAAAGACCCTACTTATTTAGGATGGATTAGTGACATAAATGTTACTTCTGGTCATAAAGCAGATATTGTTACCTTATCTAAATGTAAATTAGTTAAGCCAATAAGAACTGTAGATGAAACTGAAATTTATGTTGATGATGCTAGAAATTTAAATGTGGGAGATTATGTTTGGAATAGAGCAGAAAAAATGCAAATAGATAGTATAAGTGGTAATACTTTAACAGTAGAAAGAGGAGCGGTGGGATTAACCACTTCTTTAGATGCTTATGGATTAACAAGTGCTTCAAATGCTAATTACATAATACATCCAAATGAAGAATATAATTTTTCGAGAAACCTTCTTGCTGATATTCCAGATACACTTTTTGATAATGTGTTTAAAATGACAAGTGGAGGTAGTAGTCTTGCTAATTCAGATGAATATGGCGCACATATGTTAGTAGATACATGGAAAGAAGCAGGATATGTATTAAGACCATTTCATCTTGCTATGTCTTATGATAATACTGCAAATAGAATTAGTTTATTTGTTGATGGAAGAGAAATAGATACTCAAATATTTAGTGAGGGTAATTTAAGAGTAAGTAGTTTTGTTGGAGATGGAGGCGCAACTGTTACAGTTAACACCATAGATGTTCATGCTTTAACAACTAATGATTGGGTAAGTATAGAAGATTCTGGAGTAACTAATTTAAATGGAGTTTGGAAAGTTACTGTAACTTCTGATAATAGTTTTACAATTAATTGTGTGAATAATGTTGCTTCGGCTACTACCACCGCTGGAACTTTAACCGATGTAACAATAAGAACAGGTGTTAATATTCAAGATTTTGAATTCGATGCAACTGATTGTTATATGGGTTCTAATGGTGCTACGGCTTTAGAAACTAGAAGGTCTTCTCAGTTTATGGGAGAGATACATGAGTTCGCCATTACTAAAGAATATAAAGATAATTTTCAAACCATTGATACTTTAGTTCCTAATTATAGAAATACATTACTTTACTTTAGATTTGAGGGGGAAAATGTATGACCACAGTTGGTAGTTTTACGGAGGCTTCTTGTGATACTAATTATACTTCCGGTTTATCTGATGGTTCAACCACAAGTGTAAGACATATAACTCATACTGCTAATGCAAGAATAGTCGTTGGTTCGGGGGTTAGTGGAACAGGAATACCTACTGGAACTTTTATAGTAAAAAAGAATACTGCAACTTGTTTTACAATAAGTGCTGATACTACGGCTACAAATACAGATACTACTCTCACCTTTTCTAATATAGTTAATGTTTTTGCTATGGGTAAAGGCACTACAGAAGGTACTGAAAGTGAGGCTAAAATAAATAAAACTGCTGATAGTGTAGCAAATTATACTGGAAATTTTTTAGAAAGTGCAATATATAAAACGCCATTAAATCCTTTATTATCAAGAGGAATGGTAAGTTTAGATTTTGCAGATTTTACAATGGTTAGTAATGCTACTACAATTAATAGTTATGAAATTCATAAGGCAGATAATACTACATTGACTAATGCTAAAACTGGAATTAATCAATCTAATAGTTCTACTCAAACTTATTCAGCAGTAAATAGAAAATATCCTGATTCAACAACAATTGACACCCATTTATCTAATTTAGCGGTGACAAGTGGAAACACATTAAAAATTTATGATTTTTTAACTCAAACAGGGCAAAAATTAGTTCATGAAAGAACTCTAATAAATGAAACATTAACTGCTATTGATAATATAGTAACAGTAGATTCTGCATCTAATTTAATTGTTGATGATATAATTATTGTAAATAATGAAGAAATGTTAATTACAGGAATATCTTCTCTTAATTTATCAGTAATAAGGGGTTATAATAATACAGAAGCGGTGGCTCATGCTGATGATAGTTATGTTTTTGAAAAAGAAAGAATAGATAGTTTATGGGTATTAATTTATTCTGATGACCCTAATAAACACCATTTTGCTAAAATAACTGAATTATTAGAAGATGATGTTTATGGCGATAGAATAGAATTTACACCATCTCTTGGAGTGGATATACTTAAAGATACTAAATTTGCTATATTTACTTCTTATGATAGTAATATGCCTAAAATAGATTCAGACAATCAAACTTTAGTTGCTTGTGCTTATGGATTACAATCAGATAGTTCTAATCTTCGTCATTATCTAAATACTCATGTTTCTCGCCCATTCTTTTATTTCCTAAATGGAAAGGATAAATTAGAACCAGCCACAAGATATGTTCTTAGAAGTTCTTCTTGGAATGGTTCTTCTCATACTTACACTTATAGCACTTTTTTAACAGAGCAAGAATATAGCACAGATATTATTGATTCCGGTCCATATACAATGGAAGCAACTTTAGTTGATATGTTATATAAAGCAGATAATCCTGCGGCTATGAATTTCTTAGAATATACAAGTAATAATTTAGCATTAACTAATGGAACTCCAGATACAGTTACCATTGCTACTGATGGTAGTTTTGCCTTAGTAGATTCTTCTTTAGGAACTTATACTAATTTAGATGGAACAGAAGGAACTGACTGGGGATTAACTGGTATATTAAGAGACTCAAGATTTACTCTTGATGGCGCAGAAGCAGATACTTATTGTTTAGATAGTGCTACGGATTCTACTGTTACTACTTTAACTATGGATGCCGCAGATTTTTCCGGTGCTTCTACTTCTAATGATTTAAGAATTAGATTCTTAGCCCATGCAGTTGATTTAGACCACAATAAGATGTATTGTTCCATTGATTCTACTAACCATTTAAAACATTCATTTAGAATGGCACATAGACCTAATGATGATGGTTCCAGTTATTACGGTCATAATATAGGACAGACTCGTTATTTACATTATACTGATTCCCCATTAACAAATACAATTATTCCTAATGCTCTGGAAATGATTGATTATGAATCAGTTACAGCAACAGGGGGTTATGTTGATATTGTATTAGCAGACACTCAGAAAATTCTTGCTAAAAAAATGAAAGAAGGCGACCCTATTTATATTCATCAAATATTTGCTACAGAAGAAATAGGTAAATCAAGAAATGAACCAATAGGAACTGTAGAATATTCAACAACTAATTCAAATATAAATGATATTAATGCTGTAGATTTAGGAAGTAAAAATGATTTAAGATTTTTATTAAGTTCTCCTATTCCTAATAGTAAAACACTTACATCAAGTAGATATGACCCACTATATGATACCTTTACAGTAAATGCATCTGGAACATTATATCATTTCACTCCAAATTATATAGTAAATAAAAGTGGTAGTTTATCTGATGAACAAGTAATGAGAATTATTAGATGGAGAAAACAAGATGATACTGAATATAAATTGGCTACCACTACCGATTTATCTACTGTTCCAAATTTTAGCACTACAGCATATAGAAGTAAGTATTCATTTTTAGTAGATAATATAATTTCTCAAATTCCTACAGATACAGATATGTCTAATTATATTTTAGATTATAATGGAGCGACTGCTCCTACTAATTGGAATAGAAATGTAAGAGATTTTCAAACCGTTATTGAAAATAAAAACCCCTCTGATAATACAAGACCAACAATTAATATTGGTGAAATTTCTTTAGAAAAAGCAAGTTCAAGTAGAATTAATGATATTAATTTAGTTTTAAGAGGAGGCCAAATGACTGGTCATAGAATTAAAGTTGAATATGGAGATAAAGATAATAAATTCTTAAAATTAAAACCTCATCTTAAAGATGAAAGATTTTTAGAATCTTATAATAGAACTGATTATCTTCCTTATGCTGATAAACTTTCTAATGTATCATTATATGGTTATCCTATTAATAGTGATTTTGATGCTGGTGGAAGTTTATATCGTTATAATATTGAACAATCTCCAGCCTCTATAACAAATACTCATGTTAGAGGAGTAGTATCTTATTTAGATTATTTCGCAGGTCAATTTGATATAGAAAAAAGAATATTTAGTGGAATAATAGAAAGTATAGAACAAGTAATTGAAGATGGAATGTTTAAATTAAAAATAAAAGGTAGAAATAATATTGCTAAATTATTAGGGCCAATAGTTAATAAAGATTTTAAATTTACAGAAGATATTGTTTATTCTACTGTTGGCCCAATAGAAAGAATGAGTATGTTAGGAACTATTAATCGCCCAGATAATGGTGTATATGAAGTAGGGACTACTGTTATTGAAGTTCTTGAGCAAGGTTCTCAAGCATCTTTAACTCCTTTAATTGGGGATTTATTATTTACATCTCAAGGAGTATTTATTGGTAGAATATTTTCTTTTACAGTATCAACTAATGATTATGATATTACTTTAGAAGAAGGGATTCCTACCAGATTAAAAGAGGGAGAAACAATAATGTTTTCTCCTAAATGGACTAATACTTCTGATGTAATTCCTTTAGAATTAGATGATATATCTAATACATCATCTAGAGTGGAACAATATATTAAAGGTAATACGGTTAGTTTTGCTAAAGCAATGAGTTCTAATCCTTATATTACTACGAGAGTTAATTCTTTATTAGGAGCAGGGAATAAGGGAGTTATTTTCACTGATGGGCGTAATTTAACTTTAAGTAATTCTAAGGCACCATATAAAGATGGAGATACTTTAGTTGGAACATCAAGTGGAACTCACCCATTAGCCAAAGGTTACAGTATTAATTCGATAGATAAAGTTGATTATGATTTTCCTTTTTATTGTCATTTAGCAGATGAAATTACTAATAAATATACTATTGATTATGTTAATTTACATACTGTAAATTCTTTAACTGAATATGATATAATTAATATAAATTCAAAAGATAAAGAAACAATTTTAGAAGTTGCTCCAATTTGCCCTGCTGTTTTTGCAAGAGTAGATAATAACCCTTTAGATAGTAGAGATAAATATTTACTAACTGTTGGTGATTTTCCAGATACGCAAGTAAAAGGATATAGTGGAATATTCCAATTTTCTACTTGGATTGAAGAACTTAATGAAGGAGATTTTATCTTTGATTCTGATGGTAATTTATTTGGAAAGATTATTGATATAAGTGCAGGTTCAAG